GCCAGCTTCAGCAAATATTTTGCTGGCAAGTATGAAGTTTTTTAACCACCGCTCAGGAATTTCTGCGGCACCGTCACTAAAGACGGATGCAATGCCAGCATTGACAAGTACAGAAGCACAGCGAGAGCATGGATTGAAAGTGACATACGCAATAGATCCATCAGTACTGACCCCATGAAGGGCAGCAGATGTGACTGCGTTGACCTCAGCATGAACTGTGATTTCATACTTTTGTTCCCGATCAATAAGACGGTTTAGGTTGTCACTAATGTTCTTAGGAAAACCATTGTATCCAGTACTTAATACTTTCTTTTCTCTAACTAATACACAACCAACTTGTGTACTTGGATCTTTACTCCAGGTAGAGACTTCACGCGCCAAGCGCATAAAACGCTGGTGCCACCTGTATTCGTTGGCCTCCATCAGCTTCTTGTGAAGGCTGCTTCCAAGCGATCCAAGATTGCATCTTCGACTGCTACCTGGCGTGTAATTAAGACTGAGATGAGACTGGCAAGATCATCACTCATGTCCTGAAGTTCCTCCATTGACATGTCGTAAAGGGAGGCTTTGATGTCGCGGATGCGCTGGGGTTCCATTGATTGGTGGAATTCGAGACCAGTGTACTTACTAAAGTTAGAATTGCAAGAGGAAGAGAGTATTAAGAGTGGCCCGACTAACCGGTTTTCAGGACACTTTATTTTTCAATGGGCCTGAGATGACAGCGCCCGGCCTTACAACTGAAGTCCTGGTGTATGAGAATAATTATTTCTCAACAAATGACTACACATTAGTAGCAACTGTAACAAACATTAATACCAATGTTGTTGTCCGATTAGATGGCAGCATTGATGGCGTCCGCTATGGTCCTCTGATTTCTAATACAATCACACAGAACGGAACGTTTGCGTACAATATTGGTGACTGCCCAATGAAATACATTCGGGGTAACTTCTTTGCTGAGACTGGTGGCACAGATGCTGTTGTTCGTCTTAGTTTCTCTGCTCGTTAATTAAATGGCAACTGTAATTGAAAGGGATTTAAATCGTTACGAAGTCGTTAAGGTTTTAAACCCTGATGATCAGGTCTTAAATGTTTCGATTTCAAACCCTATAACAGGGAATCCAAGTACATCTACTGATGCCTTTGGTCGTCTACGGGTTTCTTCTCCGTTAACTCTGTTTGATTCCAGCCACCGTTATAAAGATAACGGTCTTTGGAACAGCAGCACAGCAACTGGAGGCACTGTTACATTTGAACCTAATGAAGGTTTGGTTGACCTGAGTGTCACAACTTCATCGGGTTCTAGGGTCTACAGAGAAACAACAAAAGTATTTTCTTACCAACCTGGTAAATCTCTTTTAGTTTTAAATACTTTTGTCATGGCTCCAGGTCAAACTGGACTTCGCCAACGTGTAGGTTATTTCGGTACTGACAACGGTATCTATTTACAACTTAGTGGTTCAACCTTATCTCTTGTAGAAAGAAGTATTTCCACTGGTGTATTTACAGAAACAAGTGTATCGCAAGCTAACTGGAACGTTGATAAGTTAGACGGCACAGGTCCATCTGGAGTTGTACTTGACATTACAAAAGCTCAAATCTTTTGGATGGATATTGAGTGGCTTGGTCTTGGCTCTGTTCGCACAGGTTTTATTATTGACGGTTTCTTTGTTCCTTGTCATACATTTCACCACGCCAACTTAATTACTTCAACCTATATTACAACTGCATCTCTGCCGCTCCGCTACGAGATTGAAAACACTGGCGCAACAGCTAGTGCAAGTACGTTAAAGCAAGTTTGTTCCACTGTTATTTCAGAAGGTGGCTACGAACTTCGTGGCTTACAACAATCAGTTGAAACAGCTATTAATGCTCCACGTGATTTAACTACAATTGCAACTTACTATCCTGTTATTTCTTTGCGTTTAAAAGCATCACCGAATCGTTTAGATGCAATTGTTATCCTCACAGCATTATCAATTATGGGGATTACCAATAATGCAAACTATAACTGGAAAGTGATTGCATCGGGTACGACTACAGGAGGAACATGGCTAAGCGCGGGAGATGATTCGGCTGTTCAATATAACATTACAGGTACATCTTTTGCAGGTGGAAGGGTGTTAGCTTCTGGTTTCTTTAACGGTTCTAACCAAGGATCTACTCCAGTTGATATCTTGAAAGAAGCTCTATTTTCTTTCCAAATGGAGAGGAACAGCTTTACTTCTACTCCTTACGAGATTACTGTAGTTGTTGCTTCAGATGCAGCTGGAGCAGATGTATTAGCATCTATGGATTGGGAAGAAATTAGTCGATAGAATAATAGATATGCTTTAATTTGAAATGGCAAAGTCTAAAAATAAGAAAGGTAAGGCAGCTACTGCAAAGCAAAACGCTAAACAAAATAGCGGCAATGCAGTAGCACGTAAGGCTAAGAATGGCGGAAAGAAAAAGTAAAAACTTATCTGCCCATACTATTGTTCGGATCTTTATCTTGTTCTGGTCTTCTGCTTTGCTGACCTTAGGTTATGCAGGCAAGCTAGAGAAGATGGATCCGACATTTGTTGCTGCAGTATTTACTTCAACGCTGGCATCATTTGGAATTGACGCCCAAGCTAATCGCAACTCACTAAGCAAGAGTCCGTCCAGCGCGTACAAACCTGTAAATCGTAAGAGCAATACTACCAACACCAGCAAGTAAAGGACCAACACGTTTAATATAGTTACTCAGTTTTTCTTCGACTGGCATACGATCAAAGTTATAAGTGTTCTTTAGAGATCGGATATAATCCCATAGTGGAAGTTGAACATCAGCTGGAACAATTGGATTTAACCAGGCACTGACTTTCTCTTCTTTATCTTCAACAAGGAAACTCTTGTGATAGATCCTGACCCGTTCAATGTTGTACTCACCTTTGTAATCTACATTCTTATCTCCAAGCTGATCTGCAATCCAGAAAATAGCATCCAGCTGGACACGCTGGTGAGGAGCCTGGAGAAAGGTTAGATCCAATTCAACGTCTCCATTCTGTACAGAGTAAGCCTTAGTAACCCCGTTGATACAGATCTGTATCCGCCCTGGATACATAGTGCTTTTAGTAGGAAACTCTTTGCACGTAATTGGTCTTGGCATCAACCAAGTTGTTCTTGTTAATACAAAGTAAGGTATAAGAATTGAACTTGTTAGCGCAATACCTACAGTAAGAATCTTGTTCTTATTCTTATGAATGATGCTTTCTATTTCATCTTTGAAGTCTTGTGCTTTACCTGAGTGATGAACAACAAGATTCCTTAGGGCATACAGGCGACGCCTAAAGCCAATATCATATTCCTTTTCTTCTGCAGCAAGGATGATCTTGTCGATCTTTTGCAAGATGACAACATGATCAGCATCAATGTTGTCAGGTAGGTGCACGGCAACATGATAATGTATATATCTATTTTATTTGGAATCAGTTCTGAAGCTTCTTTTCTTTAAAATAAAAGGAGTAGCAGACTCAAGAATTTTTTAGGATGCCTTTTCCGAATTGGTTCTCAGGCGGCTTTCGAAAGGCTGGAGATGTTTGGCGTCAAGCTGATCGTTCTTTAGGAGGATGGTTACCTGGAGGCGGAGTAGCTTCTCCTGTATCGCGTGCAACTCAACCGGTTAAGAATGCTGTCAAACTAGCTAATATTCGGGATGTTGCTGTAATTCCTGTATTAGATAAAGGTTTATCTGCAGGTGTCGTGCCTCCTGTTGAAGGGATGTATGCACGATTCCTTAGTGGTACATCTAAACCACTAACTGAATTGCCGCCTGCTCTTCGAGCTGAAATACCTGGTGCTTATGCAAGCGCAAGAAGCCCAAAACAAATACTAAACCCTCAATGGGAAACTGCATTGCAAGCCAAGATAAAAGAAAAACTAACGCAAGTCGAGGACCCTTTGATTGCGCGTATGTTTGCCGTGGATGATTTGAATTCCGCAAATATTCCTAAATATATTTCCTCTCAAAAAGCAATAAGCACTAAAGGAAGCGTTCCAGTTGGACAAAAGGACTTTCCTGCAGGCTCAGTATTATCAGAGTCTTTGGGGCGTTTCTGGATTAACCCAACAACTAAACAAATAACAGATCGTTATGACTTCAATTACTACACTCCTGAATATACTGATCCTTCAATGCGAAATCCTCTAGCTGGTATACAAATGCTGAAAGAGGGAAATCCTCGTGGCGCAATTCCTTTGGCAGATGCTTTGGGTTTAATTAAGCCAGGATCTGGTTATGAGATTAAAGCTCTTCAATGAGTTTCTTTCCAGTTCTTTCCTACTCGTGCTTCACCAGTTAGTGGACACTTAAGTTGAAAGTACTCACCTGATTTTCTAAAGGAATCAATAGCTAGTTCCTTGTACAGATCTACATGTTGGGGTCTAACTAAAGATTGATATTCATCATGCACATGTGCAACAAAGCCCCAGTCTTGTGCAAAGATTAAACCTTTATCTGTTAGATCATTGTATAGAATTGTTGTTGCTTTCTTTACTGCAATTGCTCCTGTGGATTGGAGAAGTTGGTTGAGGGCCGAATGTTTAGAGCGAATCTGTAACCTTCTGCCATCAATACCAGTGAGATAACCGCGTTGCGTAATGCGATCTTCGATGAGATCTTTAAGCTTCTTGATAGCAGGTAGATTGCTATAGAACGTATCAATAGTTTTCTTACCTTGCTTGTACTGGGTATCGGTACTTTCATCAGGAGATATAATGGATCCAGTCTTTTTTGCACCGCCACCATACAAGATGCAATAAATAAGCCGCTTCGATAGATCACGAGTTGCTTTGCTGATCTCGCCCACACCATCATAGATCCCAAAGAGTTTGGCATTATATGTGTGGATATCGAAACCGTCAGTGCTGACCAACCTGGCGTACTCACCGTCATCAAAGTAAGCAAGCCAAGAGCCGAGGGCCCTGAGTTCTAGTCCAGAAGCATCAGTACCAACCAGCAGCCAACCATCAGGAGCATGAAACAGAGCCCTGCACTCATCTCCAAAA